TTAACGCTCCAAAGTCCACTGGGTCTGTGGGAGTCATGAACGTGAAGGTGGCTGAGGTCATGCGGGTCTCGGCCTCCACCTCTAGGTGGATGCATCCGCCGGGGCAGATTCGAGTACCCATAACCTCAGCCTCCTATCAACCCTTACTCAAGGTTGCTGGTGATGGCGCCGCTGGTCACGAAGTTGCAGGTGGCAACCACCAGATCGCCCACGGTGGAGGCGATGTCCATGCTGGTGATGATTCCAGCGAAACTGATGGAGTCGGTGCCGCTGGTGCTGCCGGTGGTGAACAGCTCGAAGGTCGCGTCGGCGGTGTCGCCGGTGGTGATCACGTCCTCAATGAAGCCGGATTGACCGGTGGCGTCGGGGTCGTACACCAGCTCGACAGTGCCGGAGCCCGAAACGAGGCCGCCAACAAATGCACGGAAGGTGTCGCCGTGGTCGGTGACATCAAGAGTGTCTTTGGTAATGTTCAGCGTCCAGCTGCGGGTGCCAACGATGGTTGCGTTGGTAGAGCCGGCGGCATCGAACTGAACAGAACCTTCTTCGCCGCGAAGAATGGCCATGACTAGACAGGGGAAGGGTCTATATCCCGGAGTCTAACTCTTTAACTGTCGTAAATCACGGCAACATTTGCCCTAGCCGTGGTAACCAACCACGATGTGCGGTGTCAAGGAAACTGTGCCGGAAGAGATCGAAGCAATGCGCATTCGGATCAATGTGGCGGGTTTGCCGGTGTAGAAATACACGTATTGGCCGGCTTCGGTGATGGTTTTACTGGTGTCGATGGTGAACCAGTTGCCGTTTCCGTTGAAATTAGCCTCTAGCGCGAGAGTGAAGTTGCCGGAGCTGGTGACACTGGCGGCAAAGGAGTATTCGCTGGAGTGCGCGTGGACTTGAAACCACTCGTCAACAGCGTCCATTGTGTTGCCGGTGTGCTCAACCGTGTTCGTGAAACGGTCGATAGCGGTGCTTCCTACGTTAGCCATTACTTCTTCCTCTTTTTGGCGGTTTTGGCGGCCTGTTTGAAGGCTTTGGCGGTTGGGGCGCCCTTAGAGCCGGGTTTGCGCATCTTTTCGCCCGATCCAGCCTCGATGCGCTTACGCTTGGCGTGGATATTGGCGTACAAACCAGGCTTTTTCTTCGCTTTTTTCTTCTTATCGCCGTAGTGCTGGGGCATGACTACTTCTGTACGGGCGTTACATGCAGTTTAGTAAAGGCGGTAAGAAGTTTTGCCCAAACTGCCGATTTTTGCCAAGTTAAATTGCTGCAAGCACATGTAGCCGAAGGCGTCGAAGGCGTGGTCAACGCCGAGATTCTTGTTGGGGAGGCCGGTTCCAGGGGCGTAGGTCAAAGTGCGGAGGGATTTGATCAACTCTTTGCAGCGCGGGTGGATGTAGGTGCGACGAGCGCCAGTGGCATCCAAAAGGGCGGTGTTGACGCAGGTGATTTTGTCGCGGATTTTCCAAGGGGAGCGGGGGCTGGAGACGTTGAAACCGCTACGGCGCAAAATGTTGTGGTCCGTGAGGCCGACGCCGCTAGTTTTGCGGGCGCCACCCGTGGGGTCGGGGCAGGCGATGATGCGGCGCTCCACGCCGAAGCGGCGGGTGACTTCTTCCGCGAAATCCCACGTGGTGGCGCCACCCGTCAGCATGATTTCGTCGAAAACGTAGAGCGTGTCGTCCTTGCGGACGGCGCAGATGCCTGACATTGGATCGACGTTGAAGTCCACTCCAAGCAGGACCGGCAAAACGCTGATGTCTTCGGCTTCCGTGCTGATGTTTTCATCGCCGAAACTGACCGCGACCAAGCCCGAGAGGTTCTCAAAAGATGCCTCGAACTCTTGGCGGAAGGTGCGGGCGTCGAGTTGGCCACGGGCAGCTTCGATTTCTTCCGGGGGGACGTTGTCGCCGTCAATAGTCGTGAATTGCCATCGGCTCCAGTCGGAGTCGCCGCTGTCCGCGTATTGCCAGAGTTCGTAGAACCAGCTAGCCGTGCCGTCCGGGGTGGAGATGAATAATGCCCAGCCTTGTTTGTCGGCGAGGGCGGGGCGGATCACCTCAAACCAGACTTCGCTCGACATGAAGGCGGCTTCGTCGAGCACCACGCCAGCCAGGCTGCGGCCACGGAGAGCCATGGCGTTTTCGGTGCCCTTTAGTTCGATTGTGGAGCCGTTGACGAGTTCGATCTTGAGATCGGTTTCGTTTTTTGACTTGATCCAGGCTTTGGGCACCAGTTTTTTCATCACCTTCCAAGCGATGTCCTTCGCCATTCGGTAGGTGGGGGCGGCGTAAAAGAAGGTTTCGCCCGGGCGTTCGATTGCTCCACGCAGGAGTTCGATGCAGGAGAGATATGACTTGCCGAAACGTCTACCTGCGACGAGGACTCGGAAGCGTTTACGGCTAGTAAATACTTGCCCTTGGGCGTAGCGAAGGCTTAGATCTCCAGCCGTGGAGGTCATTCTGTAGTAGACGGGTACCTTCTAGGGTATTACAGAATTTCGACCCCTCCCCCCTGTAGTACATAAGAGGAAAATGGGGTTATATCAGTAGGTTCCCGGGGGTCCACATCGCCCCGAAAATTCTGCAACTCTCCCCCCGGGTTGCAGGGAGGATCAGGCAACAAAAAAGCCCGGCGAGTGCCGGGCGTTGAGTGTTAGTCGCGGGTGACTAGGTAGAGACCGGAAGCGCCAGCCGCAAGGATTAGCGGGAGGGAAGCGGTCGAAGCTGCAACGACGAGAAGCGAGCAGCCGAAGAATTTTTGCATCGGAAAAAATAATTTTGTTTTACTGTTGCACAATAGCAGCAAACACCGAGACGTGCCAGCCCTAACGCCTACTAAGTAGTAGTGGTTCGGGTGTACTACTACCCGGCGCGCTTGTCGTCGATGGTGATCGAAAGCTGGGGAGCAGCTGCGGCCTGTTGCTCCACGCCAGCCTCGTTGATCACTGCTCCCATGTCCTTGAGCAGCATGGCGACAGTCTGCAGCTGCCCTTTGCGCAGCGCCTTTGTGACTGTTGCAAGCCGCAAAGCCTGGATTTGGTTCAGCAATTCCTCACGCGTTCCCTGTTGTTCCTCCCGTAGAAGTTCCATCGCCCGTTTGTAGTCATCGTGCGCTGTCCTCAGGGACACGTTGAAGCGATCGGCGATGCGCGTAGCTATCTGGTGACGCGTGCCACCTTCCAAGATGTAGCCATAGCAAACCTGAGCGCGTTCCTCCACACGGTGCGCCGGACCCTTGCCTAACCGGTAGCGCTTGCTCTCGTCGTTAGCGACGCTCGTCGGCTTCTTTACTTCCTGGCCGTCCGAATCCGCCACGGTTCCTAATGCTTACTGTCTGCGGTTATGTTAACCTCTCCGCCGCTGAAGTCTTGCAAGCGAGCGCAGCGAGCGCCGCAAAAAAAGCCCCAGCACAACGGCCAGGGCTCGGGATTGGTGTGATGCTGGCAGGTTAGTCAGAACCCCACGCAATAGGTATCGGCGTCGATGCTGTGGCAGGTGAGCGCTTTCCACTCAACGCCGCCCTTGGTTGCTGCCCGAAGCGCTGCGGTGATCGGTCCCTCGTCAAAGGTGGCCGAAGCGCGCCAGGTTGTCTCGCGGTCGCGTTTGATGGAAGCGAGCCAGCGACTGCCGCGAGTGTTGGTCGGTCCGGCATAGCGCACCACCGCACAAGCGCAGGAACCTGCGACGTGAGTGCCAGTCCATTGGAAAGTGTCGGCCATGGTGTGAGCTCGGTTTGCTTACTGTGTAATCCTACAGGATCAGGTCCCCAAGTACAAGTAGTCGTAAGCGCCAGGCTCCTCTGCACAGTTGCAGGCCCAGACCCAAAGCACCCGGGCGCGGTTCTCCTGGTGGTCGCACAGCTGCGCATCGTCCCAGCAGCCAAACTCCCTCAGGTACTCCCGGAACAACCACGCGGGACCGTCAAAGCTGAGGCGATCCAGCCAGAAGGCGACGGCAGAATCAACCGAGCCCTGAGCGCTGCAGTCTGCGATGCACTCAAGCGGCAACTGGCGGAGCGCGTTGCGCCCATCAAACCACTGATTGCGGTAAGTCACTTGGCGGCCTCCTTTTGCTTGGCGTCCCACACCTTGCGCAACTCGTCAGCCTTATCCGAGGAAGCGCTCCAGCGCTTTTTGCTCTCGGCCTTCTTTTCCTGCTGTTCGGTGCGCTTCTGCGCAACCTCGCTGCAGATCTGACAAACCAGATCGGTCACCTCGTCGGCGGACTGGCTAAGCATCCCGAACCAGCAGTCGGAACTATTGCAGGTGTGCTTCTGCAAAAGCTCGTCGGTTTCCTCTCCGACGTCTTCCGATTCCCACATTCGCTCCAGCAGCACGTCTCGGGCATAGAGCAGACGTTGCAGCCGATAAGTCAGCTGGACAGTTTCGCTGCGGAGTGCGTCGGCGGCTTTGGTCGCCTCTCGTGCGGTCTGCTCCAGCAGCTGATAGGACGGGTCGGCTTTAACGAAAGCCTCGCGCTTTACATAGTCCATTGGGTCCCTTGGTTTGGGTTACTGCCAAACAGTAGCACGTCGCGCAAGCTCCAGCGCTTGACTCTGGGTGGTAGTGTTAGAGGGTATCGCCCAACCCTTAGGCAATGCTCACCAGCTCAAAGGAGCGAAAGCTCAACCGCGACGCGGAACGCGAGGCAGCCCGACGCCTCAAGATCGAATGGGCGGACAAACTCTGGCTAGCCCAGAACCACCCATGCAGTGACGAGATCTTGGCTTGGCTGGCAGAGCACCGCGCCGAAGCCAGCAAAATTGGCTCCAGCCGTTGGAACCTTGAGACCCTGCCCGAGCTTCACGCCAAACAGCAGCAGTTGCGCCAGGCTGCAGCATTTCAGGAAGTGCTCGACCGTGCCAAGGTCAGCCATCAAACCCTGACCGCTGAGGCCGTCCTAGCTGCCGGCGGTTTTCCACAGAATCCCCAGCCCAAACTTGTGGAAAAACCAAAACGCCGCGCACATGCAGGCCGGCGCCAGCCCTCTCGCAAAGGTGGCCGCTGATGCCCCAGCCCTGCCCTAACCGGCGGGGCTTATTCCGTCTTGTGGGTGAGACTCACAAGACTACCGCCTAGACCGCCTACGCTTTGCTCCAGCTATGCCATCGCGTGTGGTGCCGTCCGGTTCCTTGTCGGATAGCACCATACCCATGGCGACGATCACCAGCAGCACGCCGAAGGCGATCATGAATGCTCCAGCCATGGCATGAATGGCGGTTTTACTGTTTGAGGCTACGCAGTTAGTTCTAGGTTTTCAAAGTAGGTAACCACGCGAGCTAAAAAGTTGTCCTCGGCCTGAATGAGTTCGTCTTGCGTCATGTAGTGCACGTTGGGGGTGCCGCAGCGACGCGCCAGCACGATGGCTGCTCCAGTCGGCTTGAGGCCGGTGAGATGCTTGAGTCCCAAGCTGTAGGCGCCGCACTGGTCGATGTATGAATGGCCGGGTGGGAGGCGCTCCATCCCATCGTCATCAGCCTTGGTCTTGCGGCCCACGCTGGTCTTCCAGTCGGCAAGCACCAGTGCATTGTTCTTGAGGCCGACTAACGCATCACAGGTTCCAGCGAATCCGGCTGGGTGATGAATGGAAAATTCGGAGGCGAAGACTTCCTGGACGTTCTCGGCGATCCAGTCAGATAGACCTCGGGCGTAGCCTGCTGCGCTCCAGCCAACTCGGGGAACGTTCGGTCTCACCCGCTTGAGTGCCCACTGGGTGATGGGGGCGGGGATTCGCGCCAGTCCTTGATCGTCCCAGCGAATTGAATTGCGGCGATTGGCTGTGTTTCGCGCCAGCTGTTGGGCTGTCTTGAGGAGATATTCAGCCTGTGAATGGGCCATGTTGCCCCGGGTGGCTGCAACATTCCGCTGTTGGGTGGCTTCGATTGGTCCCAGTCGTGCTTCCCATCGCTCCAGCCCGGTTTTATCGCTTGTTTCTTTCAGGATGTGTGTAACAGAGTGATATATCTCGCCTTTTGAGTCTCGGTAGACCCGGAAGGGGCCACTGTTGTCTTGCTCCAGCCTCCATTTCCTTAGTGCTGCTAAGGCGTCTTGTGTGTTGGAGGCCACGCAAATACTCTTTCCCATCAATACATTACCAGTAAAAAAGCCCCGCGCAATGACGGGGCCGACGTGTTTACAAACCAGGTTTGAGTTTGTACTCGCCGCAGAAGTCGTGATCGGCTACCTGAGGCCAGAAAGCGTACATATCCTCACTGTCTGTATTGATTTGAGGATGAGGAGCGTGTCGTTGGCAAGTGCCAAGGTCCACCCCTGTTTTCCAGTAAACGCACGAACAGCATTCCATTTCAAGCTGCCTTGAAGGGGTTGCCTCCGGTCAGCAGGCGGCTGATGTCAAAGCCGTTGGACTTGGCCTCGATCCAGGCTGCATCAATGTGCTCCTGGGCGCCTTTCTTACGGGGCACCGGGCGCAGGGTGTACTCAGTGGTCAGGCCGGAACCTTTCTTGCTGAGGTTGAAGTCCCACTCCAGCAGGTTGTCGTAGTCCTCCATCTGGGAGATGGCATCGATCTCTTTGAGAATCGACTTCTGAGTCAGGCTCAGGACTTGGACGTTGCCGGTGTCGAAGTTGTAAACCGGGCAGGCAATCGCAAACTTGATGTCGATGGTGCCGGGGCCGCCACGACCTTCGCGGGGCTCGAAGTCGCCCATCTCTGCAGCCACATCCTCGGGGGTGGGCTCGTAGTCAAAACGGAAAGGCTTAGATGCGCCGTCGCAGGTGCCCCAGCACTCGTAGAACTCAAGGGGCTCGTCGGACAGCAGTGCAAAGCGCACGGAGCCGCCGTCAGACAGCTTCGACACTTGCAGGTAGCCGCCACCGGTGCCGCTGCTGGAAACCGTTGCTGAGGCTTGCTTGGAAAGGAATCCCATCGTGTTTTTGGGTGTTGGTGTGGTCGCCGTTGACCGGCAACGTGTAGCACTCTAACACCATCTTGACGATGCGCTTAGCATGAGAAAACGCCCCGTGACTGGGATTAGCCAGTCTCAGGGCGTGTCTGAACATTCTCGTGTAAGAGTCTACAATGTCGTCCCATAAGACGCAAGAGCTGCTGGCGTTCATCAAGCAGCTGCCTGCAGGAATCGCATACGCGCCGATTTACGCCAAGGGTTGCAAGCTCCAGTCAGGTAAGGAGAGCAAGGGCAAGACGCCGCTGGAGCGCAGTCACCACCAGTCGATGAATCCGGCTGACGTTGTTCTGCAGGTGGAGCGTCAGCCCGCTGTTTTCCAGGCCGTCGGTGCTTTCACCGGGCCTCGGAGTGGCGGTCTGGTCATCCTTGACGTTGACCACAACCTCTCGCGTCTCAAAAAGAAGTGGGGCGAGACGCTTGAGAACGTTCCAGTCGTTACTTCGACCAAGGCCAACGCTGCGAAGTACCTCTTTCGTGTCCCTGAGGCCCTGTGGGGCAAGGTAAAGGGCTTCGGGCTGTCGGATACCGGATCGGGTTACGAGGTCCTCTGGGGCCGTCAGGGCGTTATCTACGGGGCTTATCCGGGCTCCAGTGATGGGAAGGCTCCAGCTGGTCATTACGGCTTTGAAGGCGACCTGGAGGCGATTCCTGAGGCTCCTGAGTGGCTGCTGGCCGAGATGCGGGACCACTGCGGCAAAGAGCTGCAGGACGGGGGCTTCATCAAAAACCGCAAGGCGCTCGACTTCTCTGACCGGGATCCCGATGAAGTTGCCGAAATCATCCAGTGCGCACTGAAGGTCATCCCTGGTCAGGGCGCTGGTAGCCGTGACTTCTGGGTGAAGGTCGGGATGGCGATCCACTCGGAGTTGCCCACTGACCTCGGTATGACCCTTTGGGCCGCTTGGTCCTCGGAAGACCCCGAATTTCATAACGATTGGGTCGGCGCCAACCCCTGCGAGGAGGTCTGGAAGTCCTTCCGCAAGGGGCCGGTCAGCCTCGGCACGCTCTTTTATCTGGCTGACCAGCAGATGCCTGGGCGGCTGTGGCTGCCTGAGGACCTGCGCAAGGTCGTGGCTGAAGTCGAGAGCGACAACGTCACCCGGATCCGCAACGTCGTCCTCAACTTCGCCGAAGTGGTGAAGCGGGGTGAGGCGATCCGAGAGATCGAAAACCCTGCTGAAGCCGCTCACGCGATGAACACGCTGGCCTTGGAGGCTGGTTATCGCGACGCTGGTGCGCTTGAGCGTCTTCTCATCTCACAGATCCAATTCCAGGAACAGGATGAGGTGATGAGCCTCGAAACGTTGCTCAGCAAAGACCTCAAATTTGAATACTTGATCCCAGATCTGCTCCCCTGCCCGGGTGTCGTGATGGTCCACGGCGCTGGTGGTGATGGCAAATCCATGTCCGCCTGGACCATCGCCAAGCACGTTGCCCGTGGCCTGCCCTTCAACGTTCGGGGTGACCTCGTTCCAGTGCAGCAAGGTCCGGTGCTGATCCTCAACGGTGACCAGAGCGAAGTTCAGGTTCAGCAGCAGATGCGCGACCTGGAGTTCACCGATTCCGATCCAGTGCACGTGCAGATGGGCTGGGATCTGAACTGGTATTTCCGCTTCATCAAGCTGGTCAAAAAGCACAAGCCCAAGCTGGTGATCATTGACTCGATCACCGGCTGCAGCAGGGGCTCTGCCTTCGACGAGAACAAGAAAGAGTTCGCTAGTCCCATCTATTGGCTGGCCAACAACAACGGCAGGACTTTCGATGCCTGCACGATCCTGCTGATCCACCACGCCAACAAAACTGGCGGCTTCCGTGGCACCACTGCCATTCGGGACGCTGTGGATGAGGTGTGGGGGCTGCGGCGGCCTGACAAAAAGCAGCTGGAGCGGGTGGGCTCCAACGCCCGTCTGATCTCTGTGGAGAAGTCCAGGGCTGGCCGTGATGGCACCAAGCTGCTGATGAAGCTGGAGGAGGACCTGACGTTCTCGCTGGCGGACTACGTCGAGGTGGACGAGGACAGCGCCAGCCCGGCCTCTGTGGTGGATCGGGTGCTCAACCGCCTGCGCTCGGCCTACCCCCGTGCTTTGAGCCGTCCTGAGCTGGCTGCTGATCCGTTGTGCGGTGGAAGCGTGGCCGGCATCCGCAAGGGGCTCCAGCGTCTTGTCTCTCGCGGGCTGATTGAGGTGGTTGGTTCCACGCAGGGCTCACGAGGTGGTTCTCCAGCTAAGACCTACCGAGCTGTGCTCTCGCGTGATATGTGTGTGAATAAGTGTCCCACTAGGGAAGAACCCAGTCAGGGACTGGAATCACCAGTGGGACAGGGGGATGGGGTGTCCCACTGCCAAGAGCGGTTGGAACGGGAAAATCCTGGGATGATTCAGGCCGCTGCCGAAACGATCAAAAAGCAGTGGGACACCCCCTCACCTAGTCCCACTGCTAAATCCAGTGCTGCCAAGGCTTCTGCCCAAGTGGGACAGGATTTGCATATATCCCCAAGGGAAGAACGCACGGCCGACGAGCTGACCAAGCTCCAGCAGGACGCTTCGGACTTCTGGAACTGATGGTTCGCTTAAACGCGCCTACCTTTTTCCTATGGCCAGTGAGATTTCTGGCGTGGTTGCTTTGGAGGAATCCCGTGGCGAAACCTGAACCGACTCCCCCTAAGCCGTTTCGTAAGCCTGTCCTCGCCTACACCATCGGTGACATCCCCACCGAGCTGATGGCGGTGATCAGGATCGAGTGGCTGAAGGGGAACGGTTCCGCCAGCGAGGTGGAGGAGTACCAGATCGAGGAATGCCCGGATGCCCAGGCGCAGTTCAGCTACGTGGTGGGCACCGCTCTGCGGCAAGGGGCTGACGTGTGCGTACTGACCCAGTACCAGCCCGTTGACCTTGGCGTTGA